CCTTCGCTGCGGATGCGGCACTCTCGCCGATGAAGCGGCGCGAGATGCGGAACCGTGCTCGCTACGAGCGTGCCAATAACTCGTGGCTCGCTGGCATCTCGTCCACGCTCGCCAATGACTTGGTCGGCACAGGCCCGCGTCTTCAGTTGCAGTTTGGCGACGACGAAAGCGCACGTGCAATCGAAAAGCTGTTCTTCGACTGGGGCTGGCAGATCGACCTTCCGGCGAAGCTGCGGACGATGCGAGAGGCTTTGGTCGTGGACGGCGAAGCGTTCTCGCTGATGATTTCCAATCCTCGCCTGCCTGGCGTTCAGCTTGACCTGCGGCTTGTGGAAGCCGAGATGGTCGCCACGCCTACGGAACTGATGAGCGAGACGATCACGCCAGACGGCTCGACTGTTGACGGCATGGAGTTTGACTCCGTCGGCAACGTCGTTGCCTACCAAGTTCTCAACTTCCATCCCGGCAGCAATTTCCGCGTCAACACTTTGCAATTCCAGCGCGTGCCTGCTGCCCAGATGGTGCATTGGTTCCGGCCTATCCGGCCCGGTCAACACCGTGGGTATCCAGAGGTGGCACCGGCTCTGAGGTTGTTTGGTCAGCTTCGCCGCTACACCGAGGCGGTTGTGGCTGCGGCTGAGACTGCCGCCGACTTCGCGGGCTTCCTGCGGACGAACTCGCCTGCCGCCGAGATTGACGAGGTCGAAGCGTTCGCCGAGATGCCGATTGAGAAGCGCACGATGGTCACGCTGCCAGACGGCTGGACGTTCGAGCAGCTGAAGGCAGAGCAGCCTACGACGCAGTTCCCGTCGTTCGTGCGTCAGATTCTCGGCGAGCTGGGGCGCTGCATGAATCTGCCGTTCAACGTCTGTGCTCTCGACTCGTCGTCATACAACTATGCGAGCGGTCGCATGGACCACCAAATCTACGCGACGACTCAGCGGGTCATGCGTGACGATCTTGAGCGTGTGATGCTCGACCGTCTGCTTGCGGCTTGGGTCAACGAAGCCACGCTTGCCGGTGTTCTGCCGGAAGGCGTCCCGCCGTTCTCGGAGTGGGATTGGTCGTGGCAGTGGGACGGCAAAGAGCACGTTGATCCGCTCAAGGAAGCCAACGCTACGGAGACTCGGCTCAGGACGCATACGACGACGCTAGCGGCTGAGTACGCCAAGGCGGGCAAGCAGTGGGATGTCGAACTGCGTCAGCGAGCCGCCGAGGTGGCGTTGATGAAGGAACTCGGACTCTGGGTCGATCTCACGCCGGAAGTGAACTACGGCGGGCAGCTTGACGAGAACGGAGACCCCGTAGAGGAAAACCAATGAACGCAATCAAGCTCGATTCTGGCGTCACGTTCCTGCAAGCCGCCGAAGGCGATTCGGCACCGGCTGGCAAGAAGTTTCGCATCGTCGCCTACACCGGCGCACCGATCCGGCAGGGCTGGAGCCGTGAGCCGGTCGTGATCGACATGGCTGGGATGCAGATGCCGGCGACTGTGCCGGTCGTGCTTGGGCACGACTACTCGCTTGGCTCGATCCTCGGGCAAGGTCGCCCGTTCATCGAAGCTGGGCAGTTGATCGTTGAAGGCGAGATCCTCGCTGACAACGACAACGCACGCCAGGTGATGGCGCTCGCCGCTGCCGGCTACCAGTTCCAGGCGAGCGTGGGCGCTGACGTTCGTCGGCACCAAAAGATCGACGCCGAAGGCGTCACAACCGTCAACGGTCAGGCTCACGTTGGGCCTGTTCGAGTGGTCAAGGCTTCGGCACTCCGAGAGACGTCGTTTGTGACGCTCGGCGCTGACGGGGCCACGACCGTATCAATCGCAGCCGAAGACGCTGCCGAGGAGGTTCCCATGGCGGATGACGCCAACCAGAAGCCTGCCGACGTCGTTGAGACGCCGGTGGAAGTCACGGCGAGCGTCGCCGTGGAGACCAAGCCCGAAGTCGATCACACCGAAGTGATCGCGTCTCTCACGAAGAAAGTCGAACAGATGGAAAAGCTGATCGCCACCCGCGACGAGCGTCCTGCGGCTCCTGCCGTTCACATGGCGCAGCCGACCGCTCGCACGCCCGAAGTCATCGAGGCAGCGTTCGCCCTCCAAGGCGGCCTGCCGAATGTCGAGAAGCAGTACGACGCCAAGACCCTCGAAGCCGCTGGCAAGATCCAGCGGACCACGAGCCTCGGCGAAGTGCTGCTCTCGGCTGCTGAGGAAGGCGGCTACGTCGGTCCTCGCCGTGTGTCGGCTGCAACGCTGCGTCCGATCCTCGCTGCTGCGTGGGCGACCCACAGCATCAGCGGCATCCTGTCGAGCACCGTGAACAAGTTCCTCCTCGCTGGCTTCAACGGCGTTGAGAGCTCGTGGCGGTCGATCTCGTCTGTGCGAAGCGTGAACGATTTCCGCAGTGTCACGAGCTACCGGCTCAACGGCGGGATGAAGTTCCAGAAGGTCGCCAACGGCGGCGAGATCAAGAACTCTGGCTTCAGCGATGAGAGCCGGACGATCTCGGCGGAGACCTACGGCATCATGACCAGCGTCACTCGCACTGACCTGATCAACGATGACCTCGGTGCCCTGACTGCCGCGCCTCAGCGGTTGGGTCGTGGCGGCGCTCTTGCTCTGAACGATCTGTTCTGGGCTTCGTTCCAAGACGATTCGACGTTCTTCACCACGGGTCGTGGCAACAAGAAGAACACCGCCGGTGCTCTCTCCCTCGCGAACCTCAAGGCCATTGCCACGATGTTCCGCAAGCTGAAAGACCCGGACGGCAACCCGGTTGCTGTCGATCCCCGCGTGCTGCTCGTTCCGGCTGATCTGGAACTCGCTGCGGCTGAGATCATGGGCTCGTCGCTCTTGGTCGGCGGTTCGTCCGCTGCCCCGGATCGCAACGTGCTCGCCGGTCGGTATCAGGTCGTCTCGACAAGCTACCTGTCGAGTGCCGAGGACTACTACCTGCTTGCGTCTCCGGCTGATCTGCCGGTGATGGAAGTGGCTTTCCTCAACGGCGTCCAGTCCCCCATCGTTGAGACGGCGGAAGCCAATTTCAACGTCTTGGGTGTCGAGATGCGGGGTTACTTCGACGTAGGTGTGGCGAAGGCCGAATACCTCGCCGGCGTGAAGGCTGACGCTTCGTGATCTGACAAACCGTGACCGCCGGGCGGGAGCCTAAGCCCGCCCGGCGGCATGATTCCAAACAAACCCATTTCCCAGAAAGTAGGTGATCCTAATGGCTTCTTATTCTCAGGCTGGCTGTCTGATCGACTACACGCCTTCGGCTGCTGTTGCCGCTGGCGATGTCGTCCTTCTCGCTGATCTCGTGACCGTGGCCCCTCGTGCAATCGCCGCCAACGCGCTGGGTGCGGTGTCGGTTGATGGCGTGTGGAGCATCGCCAAGGCTTCGGGCGCTGTCTCGCAGGGTGCGCTCCTTTACTGGGACGCCACCAACAGCGTCGTCACCACCACTGCCAGCACGCACAAGCGGGCTGGCAAGGCCGCTGCTGCGGCTGCGTCGGGCGATGCGTCGGTGATGGTCATCCTCAACGTCGGTTGATTCCCGTCCCACTGCAAGCCGCCGGCGGCAGCGTTTCATCCTTTCCGCGCCGCCGGCGGTCTTGTGGTTAGAGGTGCCTATGTCCGATCTACTCGCCAGCGGTGCAGCGTGGCTCGCCGGTCAGTTGTCGGCGAGCGCGTCGCGGTCTGTCCGCTACTCTCGCGGGGCTGACTACGGCACAGTCAGTGCCACGATTGGCACAAGCCGCTTTGAGTCGCAGGGCACTTCCGGCGTGATAGAGCAGTGGGAGTCGCGTGACTTCGTCATCAAGGCGGGCACTCTTCCGTTTGGCGAGCCGCTGCGGCATGACAAGATCGTTGACACGATCAACGGCGTTGACATCACGTATGAGGTGACGAGCCCGCGTGGCGTCCCGGTGTTTCATTACGGCGACGCATTCCGGCAGACGGTGCGTGTTCACACGATTGCCACTGCCGAGGCGGCACAGGTCGCTCCGACGCTCAGGCGTCGCTTCTGGGGTTCGTTTGCTGCGACGACCATCACTGACGCTCAGATCGTCGCCAGCCTCGCTAATGACCTGGGAGGCTCTCGGGCACAGTCGAGGACGATCACCGCACACACTGCGTATATCTACGTCGTCTTGCCGACGAGTTTCGGCGTACCGACGTTTGCCGTCAGCGGCTTGACGTCGTCTGCCTGGGAGACGACGACACGGACGATCACGTTTGCTGGGCAGGCTGCGGCAAGCTACGGCATTCACCGCACAACGTATCCGATCACTGGCACCGTCAATCTCGTGGTGACATGACGTATGTCAAGCATCAAGGGCACCAACGTACTCGCGCCGGTCGTGCCATTCGACACGACAGATACGCACGCATCGCACGAGGCTCTGTACGGCAAGGGCGGCTACCGCAGCGTGGCAGACGTAGCCGAGAGAGACGCAATCCCGGCTCTGAGGCGAGAGGCGGGCATGCTGGTCTGGGTGATCGACACACAGAAGGCGTGGCGGCTCAACGCAAACCTGACCACATGGACTGAAGTCACCGCAATTAACGAACCACAACTCTTAGACGGGGGCAACTACTGACATGGCGAACACCATTCGCATCAAGCGGTCCACAGGATCGGCGGCACCGACGACGCTGCAAAACGCAGAGCTTTCCTATAGCGAAGGCGTGGCCGGCGGCGGCACGCTGTTCATTGGCGTTGGCACGGGCGGTGCTGGTGGGTCTGCCACCAGCGTCATCGCAATCGGTGGGCCGTCAGTGTATGCGTCCAAAAGCTACGTGGACTCTGCGATTAGCAATGCCAACCTGTCGAACTACCTGACCACGTCTGCCGCTGCATCGACCTACCTTTCACAAGCAACGGCGGCCAGCACATATGCAACCCAGAGCAGCGTAAGCACGGCGATCTCCAACGTGATCAATGCCGCCCCGGCGGCTCTCGACACGCTCAAGGAGCTGGCCGACGCTCTCGGGTCGGATGCTGCGTTTTCTACGACAGTGACAACGTCCATTTCCGGCAAGCTCGCAAAGGCGAGCAATCTGTCGGACGTGGCCGATGTGTCTGCGGCTCGTACCAACCTTGGGCTTGGCAGCATGGCAACGCAGTCGGCAGGCAATGTGGCGATCACTGGCGGCTCAATTGACAACGTGACGCTTGACGGCGGCACGTACTGACCGAGCCGGTCTGAAAACAAGAACATCCGGCAACAATGCCGCAACGAAGGACGTGACGCATGCCGACGTTTTCTCAGCTTCCTGGCGACCTAACGGTTGAGTTCGTGGTCGCTGACGAAGTCAACTTCACGCTTGACCTAGACGTTGACGTGACGGGCTACACGTTTACGGCAGGCGTCTACGTCGTCTCCACTAACGGCTTCTTCGGTGGTGGTGGCGGAACGATCAACGCTGTCGGTGCCACGGCGATCACGCCGACGATCACGGTCGTGAACGCTGCGGCTGGCACTCTGTCGTGGGGCGTGAGTGAAGCCCAGACGGTGACGCTGTCGCCTGCGATCAAGTACCGGCATTTTGTGCGGTGGGTGACTCCTGCCGGCGTGACTCGCACGGTTGTCTCTGGCGACCTCATCGCAAAGGCACCATGAGCAACATCACCGTCAACGTCACGAACGCCGGGGCGGCTAACGTCGCCGTCTCCAACGGCTCGACGGTCAATGCGACTGTCGGTAATGGCGGTGCGGTCAATGTGTCGCTCGGCACGATCTCGCCGGGCAACGCCACGGTCGTGTCTGGGACCGTCCAGGTTGGCAAGGTCACGACGCTGGCGGCTGGAAGCAACGCCACAGTGACGAACACCAACGGCACAAGCTACGCAGCCGTGCTTGATTTCGGCATACCGGCTGGCCCGTCTACGTCCGTGAGCGTCGGCAGCACGACCACGCTGGCGGCTGGCAGCAACGCCACGGTGAACGGCACGACGAGCGGCGCGAACCTCACGCTGGCGTTCGGCATTCCTCGCGGCGTGGACGGCACCAACGGGACGAACGGCACCACGCCAACTTTCGCAATCGGCAACGTGGTGACTGGTGCCGCTGGCTCGTCTGCGTCGGTGACTGCCACGACAAGCAACAGCGGCGCGAACGTGACGCTCGACCTCACGATCCCGCGAGGTGATCCCGGCAGCAACGGCACGAACGGCAGCGGCGGGGGCTCAAACCTGACGCTCTCTGGCGCCACGCCTGCGAATCTGGGCACTGCGGCGGCAGGCTCTAGCAACCTCGCAGCCAGGGCCGACCACGTCCATCTGCTGCCGTCCCTATCCACGCTGGGGGCGGCTGCTGCGAGCCACGCACACAATTACGTGACGAGTCTGAACAACCTGACGGGCGGGCTGACGCTTGCGGCTGGCGGCAACGTCACGATCACGTCGGCCAATAGCACGCTGACGATTGCGGCCAGCGTTGGCGGGCTGGGCGAAAACGACGCCGTGGATGGCGGAAATTACGTTGGCGAGATACCGTCAATCATTTTCTCGCTGAATCCAACGAACCAGACGGTCAACCTACCGATAGGCGTGACGTTTGGGAGTACATCCAGTATTACGCATAATCTGGCGAATACGTTCTCAAGGCTGGGAGTCGCCGGTTCGTCAATTTTGACGATGAGCCCTCAAAGCCCATATGCCGGGCTCGGTTTGTCTAACGACAATGGTGCAACGTGGAGTCGATTGCAGTCGTTGGCGTTTTCTGGCGACCGACCGGGCTTTGCTGTCGCAGACAACGGCACTCGTTTTGTCGTGACAACTGGCACAGTTGTTTTAAACTTCGACAACACCACCTCTATAGATGAGCCGCGAGGCACAACGTATTACGGATCAAGCGCAAACACTTCTGCCCTCACCGCTGCCTCAATCGAAGGTCTTGGTCACGTCGTGTGGTCGCCGACCGCTGGCATGTTTGCGGCTGCCGTCCCCGGCAGAGCAACGGTATACACCGACGCGAATGGTGCGATCTATACATCTGCCGATGGTGTTAGCTGGACACAGCGCGCAACTTTACCTGCAACATTCAACGGCGGGAATACAAACGAGACTGACTATAGCCTTGTGCGTGCCTCGTTTTTGCTGAACGGCAAAATCGTATTTTTTGGGGGCAAGAAAGAAGCGCGGATTATACGCTCTGCTAACGGCATATCGTGGGAGACACCAAGCATTTCTGGGCTGCCTCCAAAATCCGACCTTCAAGGAGCGTTGCAGCAGAGCTTAAATCCAGTGAGCGATGGAACGAGAGCAGTGCAGCTTCTTCACTATGGAGATTCCGGCCCTGCCAACCTCGCTGCGTGGACTTCCGACGGAGCGGCTTGGCAGCAAGTCGCGTTGCCGATCAATGCCTCGTCCCTGTCATGCGGCAAAGGGCTATTCTTTGCGTGGGCTGGCAATCAAGTTGCCACCTCGCCGGATGGGCAGTCGTGGACGCTGCGCACGCTCCCCGGCAATTCGCCCACGGCTGCAATCGGTATTCCGCAATCAAACGACGTGTTGTTTATAAACGGCCCGGCTGGGTCGAGATTCACGGGCAGTGTTGCGTCAACATTCGGATCAGCGAATTTGACTGTTAACGCGACGCTGGTAGGCGGCAATCCGATCAGCTACCAGTGGCAGCGGTCTACTGACGCTGGTTCGTCGTGGCTGAACGTCGCAGCCGCCACATCTACCAACATATCGGTGACGAACATCACGGCGGGCGACAACGGTACTCGATACCGTGCGCTCGCATCTGCTAATGGTGCCACAAGCGTCGCCAGCCAATCAGCAACGCTCACAGTCACGGGGTAACGCAATGCCAAATCGCATCAAACCCAAGCGCAGCTATACCGCTAACTCGGTGCCGCTCACAACGGACCTTGACACGCACGAGCTGGCGATCAACTGGGTGGACGGCAAAGCGTTCACAAAGGACGCCAGCGGCAACATCGTCAGCGTGACGCTCGGCGGCGGCGGCTCTGATGCTCGCTGGGATTTGTTTTTGCCGCCTGCGCCGACAAGCGTGACGGCGACGGCTGGCAATGCGCAGGTGGTGGTGGCGTGGACTGCGCCTACGGGTGTTCTTTCCCAGACGCCGATCATTGATTACGCGGTGCAGTACCAGCCGAGCGGAGGCTCTTGGACGACGGTTACACGGTCTGCGTCAACCGCGACGAGCGCGACGGTGACAGGGTTGACTAACGGAACCTCCTACATTTTCCGCGTGGCGGTGGTGAATGGCGTGGGCACGGGGGCGTATTCGGCGGCGAGCAGTTCCGTCACGCCCGGCGCGACCATAGAGGTCGTGGTGGTCGCTGGCGGAGGCGGCTCTGGCGCGTCTGTCGGTGGCGCTGGCGGAGGCGGCGGCGTGGTCTACTCATCTGCTGTGCCCTACTCGACCGGCGTGCAGTACACCGTGACCGTGGGCGGCGGTGGCGCGAGCGTTGGCTCAAACTCTCCCGGCACAAGCGGCACAAACTCCTCGTTCGCCAGCCTTCTGGCGGCTGCCGTTGGCGGTGGTGGCGGCGGATCGTTT